ATTGTCTCCTTTCGTGTTGTGTAAGTATATTTTTATATTTTTTAAATACATTAGTCTACTGGGGAAATTAGGAAAATTTTCAGTGCGATTTTCCCATAAGATTAATATGTATTATGGAGGTAAAATAAAGATAGCACAATCCACGTCGAAAATTATAAATTTCAACGTAGATAAATTGGTATTTTACTTTTTGTAACGAAATCTATATTACTGTATTTGTTGTTGACATTGCCTATATTTAGTAGTATTTACTATTATGTACGCAACATATTGGTTTACTTGGACTTATGTTTTATTAGTTAAGTTCAGTTAACTCAAGGAGTTACTGTGTCCGATCAAAAACCGTATAAAGACAAAACAATTATTAAGCATGAGATACTGCAATTGGCCGCTAGAGGGTACAAAATTCACGGTATTCGTATATGGTTAAGAAAAAAGTACGGAAAGCACGTGCCTAAGATATCTTCTATTGAGAAATTTGTTACTTCTCCTACAAATTTACCTATCATTAAATCCCTGCGAGAAGATTATCTTGGGGATATTGATTCTATAAATTTAGCCCATGCTGGTCCAAGGTTAAGAAAATTAAGTGAAGATTACGAGAAATTGAAAAAATTGGCTGAAATGGACTTGCCAGTTGCTGATCTACTGAAAGTTATGGATAAATCCCATAAAGTTCTAGGACAGATTCAAGGTGAAATTAAGCAAATCGAATCTTCTGGACAGGAATATGCCGGAGACAGATCAGTTTCTAGTAGAGGACGAAAAGGCCAAGAAGAGTCCAAAACCTCTAACGCAGAAAAAGCCCTCGACAAAGGCCACATTTCCGAGAGACAAATCGACAGACTGTTTAACTTCGAAACGGAAACTTCAAGACTTAATTGACAAGGCTAGGTGGGATTTTCCTACGTTTTGTGGGCTAGTTATTGATTCAGACGACGGCGATAAACTTCTTTTAGAATCTATTCAGATATCTTGGATCAATTTTACAGTAGATTGCCTTAATTCTGGGCAATTTCCTTTTATCTGTGCTCCTATGGGGCATGGCAAGTCAACTATCTTCGCAGTAGCTTTTCCTCTTTGGTGGATTGGTAAACATCCAAATTTAAGAATACAGATGGTCTGTAATACAGATTTAAATGCTCAAAAGCGTATTATGTCTATACGTCACTATATTGAGCATTCCGAAATGTATAAATTAGTTTTTCCTGAAATTTCTCCTGATTTTAAATACTCTTGGTCTAATCATATGTTGTACGTAAAGCGGGATTTTGTGTTGGTAGATCCATCTATATCTAGTTACGGTATAGATAGTGCTAGTACTGGGTCTAGATCTGACCTTCTTATTTTAGACGATCCCATTGATTACGATAACACTATTCGGCAACCTGGACGAAAGGAACCTATTATTGAGGCATTTTGGGGCAAATGGTTTTCTCGTGTCACTAGACCTCTACATGATCGTGGTAAAATTGCGGGAATTGGTACTAAATACGCAGATGACGATCTTTTAACTTCTATAGAAAAATCGAATACCTTTCAAATGCTTTTTCAAGGAGTAACTGACGATTTTAAGGCAATAAAATCTATGACTCCTAAAGAAAGGGTAGATGGGAAGATGCAGTACGATGAAGAGTATTTGCCTCTTTGGAGTAGATTTCCGAGCACTGAGTTTGTTACTTGTAAACAAAATATGTCTCAAGAAATATTCGCTAGAAGTTTTCAGAATTTAATAATTGACGGTAAAAACAGAAGAAAACTCACTAAGTGGGAATTGTGTAAAAATCATGTGTACGCAAATGAGTTAATTAAGGATTGCACTCTATTTTATTGTGGATACGATCCATCTTCTACACGACGTGCAGGAAACGCTTTTATTGTTATTGGCGTTAATTCTGAAGGTAAAAGGATGCCTGTGTATGCATCTCTTAGACAGACTAGTGATGAAATAGTCGATGAGTTTATCGCCATCGAGAAACAATTTCACCCAATATTGTATTCTATTGAGGATGTAGGTGTACAAGACCAATTTATAGGTATGCTTAGAAGGCTTGAAAAAGAGACCAGGAACCCCCATGATTTTCAATTTGCACACAAGTTAACTCCAATAAGTACAACACATTCCGTTAAATTTGATATTTTTTCTGGAATCCCGTCATTAAATGCTCAGTTTGAAAATCAAGTATGGCTGCTTCCATTTAAAGAAATAGATGGGCATTCTAGTGCGTGTGGTTGTGCCTGGTGTGAATTCTTCGAAGATTTACGTCAGTATCCTATATCTACAAGGACTTACGATTTGTTGTGTGCAATGTTTTTTGCAACTATTAAAACATATACTACGAATGTTCAGTTTAAAGCGAATCAAGAAGAGCCTAGAATGTTTGGTAATCTTAGAAGGAGTGTGAACTTTTAAATGCCTAAATTATCTAAACTTATAAAACTTAAACCTGGAGATACACGTCAATACGGTAGCCCAGGTACGCAAATATTTTCTGGTGTTATTACAAATGAGGACTATTCCAGCACGCTTTATGGTACACAGCGTTTTGCTACATATGATGAAATGCGGAAGGGGGACCCAATAATCGCAGGTTTATTGGCAGCGATGAAACTCCCTGTGCTATCTGCATTGTGGACGGTAGAGCCTGCGTCTAGGTCAAAAAAAGATATTGAAATAGCTGAATTTGTACATGAAATGTTGTTTGATCGTGCAGGATTTACACGAATTCTGTCTGATTTGTTGGAATTTCTCGATTTTGGTTATTCTCTAGTAGAACCAGTGTATAAGTTGGAAGGTAATTTTTTAGTTTTGGATAGATTATCTCCTAGATTAGGTAAGACAGTATCGGGATGGTTCGTTGATAATAAACAAAGGCAACTTATTGAAATTGAGCAGACCCTTGATGTGGGTGCGAAATCTATTCGAATCCCTGCACGTAAATGTCTTTTATTTACACACGGAGGTTCTGCACTTAATTTCGAGGGCGTGTCTGTTCTTAGAGCCATGTATAAGTCGTGGTACTTCAAAACTAATGTTGAGAAAATCACTGCAATCGGTATTGAACGATCTGAGATCGGAATTCCTCATGCTGTCTATCCGCAAGGAACATCTCAAGATACGATTGATGAGTTGGAGTCAATGCTTAAGTGGTTGGTGTACCACGAGCAGTCTTTCATCACACACGAGGATCAAATCAGTGTTGACTTCTTGGAAACTACTCGTAGGAACCTTACAGACTTGTTGGACTATTTTCGTTACCAAGATCAAGCAATGGCGATATCTTCTATAGCGCAGTTTATTATGTCTGGTATGACAAGTTATGGTGGTGTTAGTCAAACAAAACCACTTCAAGATATGTTTACTGTGGCTCAACAAGCTAAGGCAAATCTTATAGCAGATAGATTTAATTGCTCTGATGATAGAATTCGAGATCATGTGTCTCCTATAGAATTGTTGGTTAGATACAATTTTGGTGTACGTAAAAAATTACCTAAACTTACTGTGTCACGTATTCAGACACTGAATTTTGAAACCTTTTCTAAGATACTGAAAGACCTTTCGATCTCTAAGGTTCTTCAGCCAGATGATGTTTTAGAAGATAGGATTAGAGAATTTGGAAATCTACCTACACGAGATCCTGAAACTACACGAGAAATGGATTTTGGGATACAAGGACAAGGAGGGAGTAGGTCAATAGATAATTCCGAAAGAGATTAAATTTAATGTGGAGAAAAAATTAAAATGAATTTAGAAGAATCTATTAGGTTTCCAGGAATTAGTTTTGATTTTGAAAGTGAAAATGTTCTTGTTCGTCTGGAAGGGAATGAGTCTCATAAGGAAATTTTACTTATGCCTGAAGGGACTAGATTGGTGGACAAGGCAACTGATGTGGATGTGACAATGAGTGAGGAGATTCTCGCTGGAATTGCTAATGTTTCAAATAAAAGAAATAGAGATACTGACGTTGATTTTACCCATAATACTTTCAAAAATGTACCAGTTTCTGAGAAACGAGCTGCGGGATGGATTAAGGCTGGGTCATTTTCATTTAAGAAAGCATTAGGGCTAACTGCATTAGTGGAATTCACTAAAGAAGCTGGAGCATTAATTTCAGAAAAGAAATTCAGATTTTTTAGTGTTGTTATTGAGACTCCTGTAAATGAAAAATCATCAATATTTAACGTAGCCCTTACGAACACTCCAAGAGTGGATTTTTCTATAGATCCAATTTTGGCTGAATCTCTGGGCATCGTGAACAACGAATCCGAGCAAGGAGGTAAGAGACCTATGAGTACTGCTGCAATCGCTCAACGCCTTGGTTTGCAATCGGAGGCATCTGAGGAAGCAATCCTTGAAGCCTTGGATACCCGTCCAGATGGTGGAGTTTTATTGTTAGATTCCATCACGAACGCAGCCGGATTGGAAGGCGAAGTAAACAGCGACACCATTGTGGAGTTACTGAAAAATGGAAAAGATTCTCAGAGTCAAGTAATTAAATTAGAAACTGAGAAAATGCAAATGAAGATTACTGGAGCAATTGATAAAGCCCAGCGAGAGGGAAAGATCACAAAGTCTGACCGCAAAAAGTGGGCAGATCGTCTTCAAAGTGATGATCAAATGTTTCTCGTTCTTGAAGAACTTCCTGTTCAATTTGATCTAGAGGAAGTTGGGACTTCTGCGGATGTTTCTGTAGATGGAGACAGTAGGATAATACTCGCTGAAAAGAAAGCTATTCAATCTTTTGACACAAAATTGGGTGTAACTCCACAGTATGAAAGAATGGATTTACATCTAGAGGCGTGTAAACTTCAATCCAAGGATGAAAATCTTGAGTACGGAGAAGCCTGTCTGAAGGCAGAAAGAATTTTGGAACTTGGAGAGGAAAGGGAGGTAACTGACTAATGGCAACACAGACCACAACACCGGAAAGTATTATTCAGTCAGTAACGAAGGAAGTCGGTGGTTCTATAACTAAACGCCGATGTGTTAAATTGAGTTCAGATAAGATAGTTGTTTGTGACGCATTGGGTGAAGGCGTATACAGTGTTGCTGGACAAGAGGACCTCACTGCATCAAGTGTTGCTCAATCTTGTCCTCGACTGGGGTCGATCGTTCACGTTGAAGTAGGAGCTGCCGTGAGTGCCGGAGATTTAGTTACAGTGGATGCTAATGGTCAAGTCATAACAGCAGATCGAGGAACACATGACTTTGCTGTTGGGTGGGCAGAGAATGACGGTGCTGCCATCAATGACACCATTGCAATTTCTTTTTCTCCACACGCTATTAATTAAGGAGGTCATTTACCAATGGCTGGATCATTAATTACAAAAAGTGATTCTCATGTAGACGTTCCCTTGTCTATGTTCTCTCATAAATTGGGGCCTGGGGACGGGTTCATTGCTGATCAATTGTTTCCTGTTCAATCTGTTGCGAAAGAAAGTGACAAGTATTTTAAGGTGGGAAACGAGGATATTCAGACCAATTATGAGACTCTTCGTGCGGACACTGATCGTGCAAAAGAGATTAAAATTTCTGCTAGCACAGACAGTTATCAGACTGAAGAGCACGCTCTTGCTGCACTTTTGACTGATCGTCAACGTGCGAATGCAGATAGCCAGTTAAGGATTGAGCAGCAGTTAGTTACTGTTTTAACTCATAATATTCTCATGGGTTTTGAGAAACGAATTGAGACTATTGTGACTGATACTGCTCAGATTACTCAAACTGCTGTTCCTTCAATTAAGTGGGACGTTGGGGATTCTACCTCAACTATTGAAGCAGATATCGATTTAGCGAAAGAAACTGTTGCTAAGAACTGTGGGTATAATGCAAATGTGATTGTTATTCCTCCTATAGTTGCTCAGCCAGTAAAGCGTTCTCCAGAGATTCGAGACATTCGAAAATATGTAGAATCAGGATTAACCATGAATGGTGATCTTCCTTCTACATTGTTTGGACTTCGTGTTCTCATTCCTGGATCAATTGAAGATGCACGTAAGTTGAACGCAACTAGTTCTTCTTTGGCTCGAATTTGGGCGCAAGATAAGGTTTTGGTTGCTTACATTAACCCAAATCCAGGTGCGTTCTCGAATGGTCTTGGTATTTCTTTTCGTTTAAATATTGGTCCTGGAGGTGTTGGATCACGAGTTAGACGATGGAGAGATCCTGACAGAGTTGGTGATAAGTACGAAGTTGCATTGAATCAAGATGAGAAGTTAGTTGACGCAACTTGTGGTTACATCATAGACGATGTACTTTAACACCTAAAGGAGAGTCTCGATGGCGGCATACCGATTAAGAGTTAATATGACAGGGACAAAAACTCGACTCGTTGAAAAAGGTACGGTATTTAATAGTCAGGAAGAACTTAATGAAGTTTTCACTGAATCCGAATTGGAGAATGTAAAACCGTATCTAGATAAGATTGAGGCTCCTCCTAAGCCTGTTCGTCCTAGACCTGTCCGCTCTAAACCTGTCTCTAAGAAAAGAAAAAAGGGACAGTGATTAGACTCATAGTGGGGGAGTCGTGAGTTTTACGGCTCCTCCACTAGTGATTGGAGATTACTATGGTAGAATCTGAAGGTGTATTTGTCACATTAGCAGAGATTGAAGAATTCATTGGAGAAACAATCTCTACTGATACTACTAAGAAATACCACATTGATTCTGCTCGAATTGCTATTAAAGAAGTTGAAGCTGATTTAAAGGGACTACTTAACGCTCTTGGTATTACTGTTTCTACTACTGAATCAGATAATCCTGAGTCATTTAAGTGGTGTCAAATGGTTGTAAAAAATGGTTCGGCTGCTCAAATACTTCACGGTATGCGTCCAACAATGGATGCAAATGGATTTGCTGTAGTTAATAGCCATCGTGAAGAGTGGATACGAATGCGAGATGAGTTAAGAAAAAGTCCTAGAATACTGTTTGATTCTACATTTGGGAATCCAGGAAATTTTGGACCAAATTCTGGTGCTGATCAAAGAGGTTGGACTTCTAGTAATGTCGATGACTCGGTTGTTGTTAGACGATTTAAACAGGCAGATAAATACTAATGGAACAAAGTGAATTATTCCCAGATGTATCAACTGACTATATGCTGAATGCCGTACCTTCTTCTCTTGTTTATCCTACAAGTGAATCGTCTAGTGGAGGTATATGGAGTCCTTATGAGTTACTTAGACTTATTGGATTCGCTATAACAAAACATTCAGCAACTGCTGTTGAAAAAGTTATTAATAGGGCCACCGAATTTAGTGAGTACCCTCTAGATACTCCAGGAGGAATAGATGCTAATGGAATATTTTTTGCTATTCGACCACTTGAGTCAATTCGGAATGACGTATTTCCTGCTTGTTTTATTATGTTTGGGGCATGGGAAAGTATAAATTTTAAAACATTAGCAAAGAGTCCTCCGAGGGAAGCAGTGGATGCTATGGCCGCTATAACTGTGACTCCGGTAATCACTGAAAATGATCCAGACATTGCAGAGATAAAAGTTCTTCGTCTATGTTCTGCAATAGAGTATTTATTAATAGATACATTTATGAATCCTGCACATACTACAAATCACCCTAGAAAATCTCCTTTTCATTATATTGATTTTAAGGTAGATGGTGTGGAGTGGTTTTCTTCTCCAACAATAGAAATGGAACAGAAGGGATTCGCTAGAATGTATTCTATGATATTTCCAATAACTAAAAGGTCGATAGCTACTCTATAATATTAATTTATGGATAAAGACTCATGAGAGTTGATTACATAAATCAAAAAATTAATTTAGCTATAATTAATAAAATAGATAAATTCGAAAGAATAGAAAAATTAATAATATTAAATAGGGCAATTTTAAAAGCATTACGTGTTTTTCCTGTTATTCGTACACAACCAAATAGAAGTTCTTACACTAAATGGTTTGATAAAGTGCAAGGAAAATTACGTCGCCCTAAAGATGGGATGAGAAAAGTTGCAGACGTTGTTCGATTTATGCAAGAAAAACTGTTGGAAACATCTGGCAAGAGTTATGGCAAGCCGTTTAAACCTCTTTCGGCTTCGTATGCATCTTATAAGGGACGTTTATTAAAAAAAGTGCATAGACTTCCATTTTCTTCTCAGTTTGGTAGTTCTCCACCAATATTGGTCTTGACAGGAAGTATGGCTCAGTCTTTAATTAAAAAAAGGAATCCGAGACATATTGAAATTATAAAACAGAGTGGAACTGCTGGAATTGTTAGGGCATCTTTAGAATTTGGGACTAGTCATCCGTTAGCACATAAGCACGCTAAACAGGGGATAATGCGTCCTGCAAGTGGCAAAAGAGTCCGTAGAAACCCTTTAGTATCACTTACAAAAACTGACACACGAGATCAAATTCTGACAGCACTGGAACAATGGACTACTGGAATTCAAGAAAACGCTGAGGAAACTTGGCCGAAAATTACGACATAAAGGAGGGACAGTTAAGTGGCTAACCCATCTCTAACGCAGAAAACTACAGTACTTTTGGAAAGTGAAGTAACTTATGGGACAGATCCTACTCCTACTGGAGCAGATGCTCTGGAGGTATGGGATTTTCAACCAAGGAATGATAGTGAGACTCGTCAACGGATGATTTACAGGGCTAGTCTATCAAAATCAGGAGAAGATGTTACGACTGAAATTCTTAGTGCTACCTTTAAAGTAGAGTTAAAGCCTGATGCAAATATAAAAGACAATGATGGAAGTCTTGTCTCCGACCCTACAAATGTAGCAAAAATTGTTAAAGTTTTTAGAATGATGGGATTTTCTCCAGAATGGGTAGCAGAAACTTCTCCTCCAGGAAGTAATGATGGTTATGTTGGGCTTCAACCAAGTTCTACATGGCCTCACGCAGAGTATGGTTCTATAGCGGGATCTGCTACTATTTATTTTAATCTGGACGGTGTTAAGTATATTATGAAAGGTTGTTGGGCAAACGGTAGTATTGTTATTGAGGCGGGAGAGTATCCAGTTTTAGAGGTTGAGGTTATGGGTATTTATGGCGGTGTTTCTGATGAGACAACTCTTCCTACTATAGTATTGGACTCAAATGTTCCAGCAGTGGCTGCTTCTGATACGATGTCATTTGGGGCGTACACTACACCAGTTATGCGTAGTCTTAGGTATGACATCAATAATACTATCAATAGACGTATGTCTGTTCTTTCTGGACAAGGTGGATTAAAAGGTTTTTGGATAGCAGATAGAGATATTGGTGGTACAGTTACTGTTGAAATGGAAACTGAGGGTACTAATGCGTGGTTTGGTGACGGTCAAGACAGCACTCAAGAATCATGGACATGGGTGCATAATGATGTGACTGATAATGGTGTGCAAATAAACACTCCTAAAACTCAGTATCTTGCAAATTGGACTGATGTCGATGGTATTCGTCAATATGAATTAAATTTTAGAGCGAATGCGAATTCTGATGTTGGCGACGATGAAATGACTATAACTCTCGGTAACTTACCGTAGAGATAAAAAATAAACTTTAGGAGGAGATTATGGTTGATGAACTGCTGGGGTTTTGCGATCCCAGGAAAATTTGTACGTTTTCACTTGAAGCACACGAGTTACTCGTGGAGCAAAAAAAATTGGAAGCGAAGGACTTGCCTGTATTTTCTTACCGCAGAATGACCGGAGAAGATGTTCTTCTTTTACAAGATTCTGCATACGAAGAAGAGACTAATAAACAAACTGGAAATATAACCACTAAGTCACTACTTGGAAGAGTTAAACTTCAAATGATACGAAAGTATTGGGTTGGTGCGTCTGCATTTATTGTTGAAGGTAGAGATCTATCGTTTACTGCTGAGCAAATGGATTCTTTAGCACCGAACGCAAAAAATTCATTTATTGATGAACGATTAAATTCTCTCGATGGAACTTGTATAGAACTTATGTTTTATAAAATTAGATTTGGTTCTTCTTTGTCAGAAATGTTAGCAAAAAACTCAGGATCGCTGGCTTCTGCGTCTTCCGATATGACTCCCAACGATTCACTTGCGAAAGTAAGTGCAGGGAGTTAGATCAGTGTCAGCGAGATTTGTCAAGAAGAATCACCAAGATAACTCTTCGTGAAAGGGACTATAAGGGTAAGAAAAGGGATATATTATTTCATGGCTGTCCTTTTAAAAATGGAACAATTAAACCTATTCACCACACCCTTCTTCGTTACTTTTTCGAGCTTAAAGAACATCGTCGAACGTATCGGGATTTGCCGATGGCTGATCAAACTCAAATTTATATTGAGGCCATGCAAATACTTGGCGATGAATATTCGAAACATGAATCTGATCAATTTTCAAGAACAAAGAATAAATCTTCTGGATTTAAGCCATCAAGTAAGTTTGGTCCGAGGAGTAAAGTAAGTGCCTCAACTAACATTTAAAGTTAAAACTGTATCTGACACTAGAGCTCTTACAGAAGTCAAAAAAGAAATGGACAAGTTGGTTAAGCTTGGGAAGGAGACCGTTAAGCTTAGAAGCCATTTAAATCGTCCTATGGGTAGGGCGCATAAAAAAGCTGACAGAGAACTTAAAAATATACATAAGGCTCTTTCCAAAATAAGTCTTGAAATGAGAAAGCAAGAGAAGGAAAGAGCAGATTCTACATATCGTACGGCTCAAACTGCTCGTGCTTGGTCACAAACAGAATTAAATAATCTTAGAATTAAAAGACTGCAAACTGCTGAGGACGAAAAACAAGAACGTATTAAACGTAGAGGAAGGTTCGGAGGAGGATTCGCTGGCGGCGTTGGTCGTGGTGCATTATTCGGTGCTACTAGAATTTTGGCAATGGGTGGTGCGGGAGGCATTGGATTTGCTGCTGGTGCAGGTGTAACTAGGTTGTTGGGTAGTGCGGTACGGACACTTAATGAGCAGATTAAGGATGGTATTAGGTTAAATGCTGAATACCAAACATCTTGGATAACTTTATCAGGATTTATTGTCCAATTTACTAACTTAGGTATGTCAGAAGCTATTTCTGTATCTAAAAGATTGCAAGACCAACTTTCTCTCACTGGTTCAGCATTTGGATTAACTATCGAACAATCTAGATTAACTGTTCAAGCTATGGCGTCATTAGGAACTAATTTTGATACGGTAATTTCTAAGTTTGGGAAAGTTGGGTCAATAGTTAAACTTCTTACTGCAGGCCAGCCATTTGAACGTCAAATATTCAGTGAACTTCGAGCATTAATTGGTCTTGGTAGTGTTCAAGGCGCTTTACTTACTCGTATGGCACTTCGAGGAAGAGAGCAGAGAATGAGTGAGGAGCAGGGAGTTGATGTCAAATTAACTACCAGTGAATTTACTTCTCAAAATTTAGTGCTATTACAACAAGGAAAATTGTGGTCTGAAATATTAAAAGACGTAATTGGATTAGAGGGTGCGGCATCGCAGTTATTAGGTACGTATGAAGCTCAAAAAAATATGCTGGTGACACAAGTTAATATACTGAAACGTACATCAACTGGAGGGCTTTTTGGGCAAGTTTCAGGACTTATGGAATTTGCAAATACTAAAATTTTGCAGGAGCAATTGGCTCCAGGAAAGGGGTACGACGCAGGGATACTGTCTGCCATGCTGAGTCCCGAAGGGATGGAAAAAGTTCTAAATGCTCAAAATGAAACTTCTCAATTAATTCATAAGTTTATAAGCGAACTGTTCCCAGGAGAAGTTGGTCCCTATGTACGGGTACTCCATCAGTTGACAATAGGAATAAAGGATGTCGCAAAACAATATAAAGAGTTTATGAAGTTGAGCGAGTCTGAAAGGCACGCACATCTTTTGAGAATGCAGACGGCAATTCAACAAAAGAATGTTCAAGAAGAATTTGGTATCGATACCTCCGATGCTAGTTCGGTTATAGCGTTGCGGCAACAGTTAGAAAAACTTAGAAAAGATAAAGAACTTTCACGTGGGCAACTCAGTTTGACAGGATCTGAATTGAATTTAGAGAAATTTCGAAAAGATCCAGGCGCAATGAGGATGTATGCTAATGAATTAAAAATGATAGAAATTTTAGAAGAACAACAGGATACACTTATTGAGACACTAGCAATTTACGAGACTATAGAGGAAATAACGGGAGAAACAACATTACACGAACAAGATGTGTTATCTTCTAAAAAAAGAATGAAGGATATTGAATTGCAAATTTTAAAAATAAAGGAGGAAGGGAACAAAAGGTCAAGTGAGGCATTGGCTGTAGAGAAAAGGCTTAGTGCGTCGCAGGTGTCTGTGCTTGATAACTATCGGCAGTTTAATTCTCAATTTCTTTCTCTGCAAGAACGACGAGATGCACTTATAAATAGAAGAGTAGCAGTTAATAGAACTCTTGGGGAGAAATTTGGTATGACCTTTGAGGACGTTTTATCTGGGAAAACACCTGGCCCCTCAATGGACCCTGAAAAACAAATAGAAAAATTAAAAGAATTTGAAATTTTGCAGGGATCAGTTTTTTCTATTACAAATAGATTTTTACAATTAAAAGATACTGGAACTGACACTTTTAAAGCTATAGGTGGGGCGATGAGAAATACAACCCAACAACTCGCTCAAGCTATTTTTCTTAGTAATGATTTAGAACAAGCATTACGTAGGATTCCTGCAGCACTTGGAGCACAATTATTTAGTCTTGGAATAGATATGGCATTTAGTGCGCTTGGAGCGTCTACCAAGAAATCCTCGCCTGGAGATGTCGTTGAGACATTTGTAGGACCGCAGCAAGCAGGCTCTGTAATTAATTTATTTAAATCAACTCCAAAGATGGGTTCTTCTCCAAATGCAATGACATCTCCTTCGGACGGTACAGATGAAGAAAGGAATTTTAAAGATTTTGTTGGTAAATCTTCATTGACAGATTCTTGGTTTACTAGGTCTATGATGAATGCTTCAATTCCAAGGGAAACATTATAATGGCTACTGCTATATTTCCAAGAGAAATTGACGTTATTTCACTTAATGTGACACCTACATTTAGTGTGAGGACACATCGAACAGAGCGTCATATAGAACGACGAACAAAGTCATTGGGTCCATCTGCCGATCTTGACGCAATTACACGTCGTTATCAAATGGTTATGAATGACGAAGAAGTGGACACACAAATAGATTTGATTTATAATTTTTTTATAGCACGGCACGGTGCTTATGAAAATTTTTTCTTACCTTCATTCTATTCTGACACTACATTTGCAAGCGTGGATGGAACTGGAACTGTAGTTACAGTTGCAGACGCAAGTGTATTTAATACTACTCAAGATAAATACGGAAATTGGATTTATTTTTGGGACGTGTCCGCAGAGACTGGAGAAGTTAGGAGAATTTCAAATATTGCTGGAAATGATGTCACTATCACTAGTGCTCTTGGTTCATCATATGACGTTGGTGATTACGTAGAAATATGCCCATTAGTTAGGTGGGACAAAAGTAGGTTATCTAAAGACTCTAGATTTAAACCTTATTGGACATTAGATAGTTTAAATTTTATTGATGTATTTGAGTACGGGTCGGTTGTTTTATAATGTATTATCATGGAAGAGTGAGCAATGCTGCGGGATCTGCGACTATTACAGGTCTTAATACTCTCTGGAATTCAGGGAGTCCAAAACGTGTGGATAAGGATCTTCATAAGTTTATGTTTTTTGATGATCCCTCCACTGTTTATGATATTAGTAGTGTTGACTCTGACACTCAAATTACTCTAGGATCTACGGTAACAGGAAAACATGACTATGTTTACTACATTATCGACTCTAATTCTACCATTAAAACGAACTTTTATCCTGTATCCATTGAAACTAGTTTCGATATTCTTTATACCTTTTATCTTAACGATGCTTCTAATACCATATTTAGGTTTACTGATCGTCCGTCTAATTCTGCTGCTGGGTATGAATATCCTTCTGGTAGCGGTACGTATTATATCTCAAGAGGAGTCACATATAATAACCTTGTTCATACAATTACTGGTGAGACTCAAAGTCTCGAACTTGTCGTCGAAAATTTAAAAAATGACTTATTTGATTACTTCACAGTTAATGGTTTTAGGCGAGCATTGGTTACTATAAATGGTGTTTATAGATGGGATGATGCGAATTACAATTCATTTTTAATGAAATCTCAAGTTGAGAAAGTATCCTGTGATGATAAAGAGGCTCGGTTTTTACTTGCTCATATCGACGATACACTTCGATTAAAGATGAGAACTATGGGACAAAACTGTCAATTTGGATTTTGGTATGATACTCGTTGTGGTGTTGCACGTCCAGCAGCAGAAGACACTTATGATATTGATCATGCATCAACAACTGCAGGAGTTTTGTATATTGCTAATAGTTCTACAGTGAAAGCAGATGATTATTATGACTTTTCTGAGGTAGCAATTCACAACGATACTCCCGCTTCTGACACTCTTGTTAAATTGGTTCATGGCGTTAACTGGGAACGTGACGATGTTGATGACACTAAAGGTAGTATCACTATGCGGTCCCCGCTTAGGTCTTCAGAATTTCCAGAGTCTGGATGGAAAGCAGTATTCAGGAGAGATTGCAATAGGTCGTGGGAACACTGTACAGATCGTTTTAGTAATAATATTCGTTATGGTGGTTGGAAACACATCACAGAGCCAGTACAAAATTTATCGGGAGCACATGACTAATGAAATATAAATTTAAAGATATGATAATTGAAGTGGAAAATGATCCAGATCTTCCTAAGATGGTAAAGGCAACAATTCCAGGACGAGACGGTGCGGCACGATTTCATAAAGATTTTTGGGAACTACTTGCTTCTCCTGTAAAGGAGACTATTAGTTCGAAAACTAAAAAGCAAAAAAAGAAATCATAATTTAAAGTTATTCAATTCGTATCTATATGCGTCCACAAAAGTTTTTAATGGATCAGGTATACCAATCAGATAATGATATATCTATTGAATTTATGGAAGAATGGTTGGACATTAGGTTTGCACCTTTTGGAAAAGATCATGGAGGGATTGATTGTATTCAACTAGTTATAAAATTTTTTAATAAAAAGGGATTAATTTTTCCTTCTAGTGAAACTCAGTCATATTCATTTGACCCTATGCTCAGAAATTTAAAACTTAAAAAGGTTATGGAAAAATACAATTGGCTGAGCACTGTTCTTCCTTGTAGAAAACAGCATGACATTATAAGTGTCTCTCAACATTTTGGAATTCTATTAACTAAGAATGTCTTTATTCACGCTTGTTTAAGAAGAAAACGTGTGTGCTTAGATTTTATTGTAGATCGAGATTGGGCAAATTTAGAGGTGCTATGTGTTCGTCCTACAAATGTTGTAGAAAAAATGGAGGCTCTTTGTGTCTGAAGCTGTATTAGTTCCTTTAGCTCTTAGTGTGTTAGGCACAGCGATGTCTTTTTTGACACGTCCTAGTCCACCCGAACGTGGTAGACCTAAAACAGGAGAGTCACAACTTAGGCCAGATCAACCCATTGTTTGGATTATTGGCAGACAAGCGGTTGCTTGCCCAATTTTTGCACAAACAGCAACTAGAGCAGATGGTGAGGATAGCACTTTTTGGGCTGCTATTGGGGAAGGCCCTATCTGTTGTTGTTATAGTATGAGAATTAGTGATGTCCCAATTTATGATCATCAAAGTACAGATTACAGTCCTGATGAAGATCCAAAACAGGAATTTCGAAGAGTTCCAATGATCTATTTTAACGGTAGTTTAGACGACACTGAGATTACCGAAATACAAGATGATACAGAATTAAATGAGTTGGGGCATCCATTAGACGGAGACAATCCACAACCTCTAGTTCGTCCTGGTGACGAAATTCAAAGATACCCTGGGACTGCTTATTTTGGCATTAGATTATTAGCAGGCAATCGTGTATCTGGTATACCGCAATTTTCTATGTTTGTAGAAGGACTTCTTTTACCTAAAATAAAAAATCCTACACTAAGTAATGCTAGGACATTGTATGTTGATGATCACAATAAGTGGATTACTTGGTTAAGAAATTCTACACATTATGCAGCAGAAATAAAAACTGGGCTAGGTGGTGCGGGAGATTATACTCCTTCTGAAATAGCTACTAAAATTGGATTAGCTATGACTGCGGTGGATTCCAATTCTTATTCTTGCACAATAGCTAGCGAAACGTCTGTTTGTGTTATTTCCGGATCAGCGGCATTTAGTCTTACTCCTAGAAGTGGTGGACATTATGGAAACTCCATATTCGAAGATTTAGGATTTTACACCCATCATGATTTAGGTGATTGGGACATTGGAGAAGCAAAAGCGACAAATCATGTCCCCGCACCATTTTGTTTGAATCTTCCAGAATTTTTAACATTTAATGATCAGCATGAAGATTTAATAGACGAGGTAGTTTTAACTGGTAAAACGTCCCACACTTCGAGATTCACGTGGAATGAAACATTTAGTGACGACCCTATCCGAGCAAAATATTTCTTTGAAAAAAATGTTTTTAAGCGGGAGGTGGATGAGCAATCTTTTTATGACGCATGGAAAAAAACTTGTACATCCATTAAGGATGGTTCGGGTAATTTGACATTTTATGATCAAATCCCTTTAGAATCGCAATACATGAAAATTATTCCCTCGTTTCATCAAGGGTTTCCTACTTCTCATGATCGTTTATTGACTAAAGAACAAGCCAAATCTCTTTGGTATCATGGGTCTTTGTACACTTCCAGGGTAAATGTAACTGTTCCTGAGCATTTTTCTGTAGAATGTCCATTTGGATTTGTTTTTGATAAAAAAGATTCCACAATCGGTGGAATGTTTGTGAATCCGGATTCTAGTGTTGCAGATGAGTTTTTTGTTATAGTTGATTTAGGGAACCAATTTCCGGTAATTAAAATAGAAATCCTCCAACAATTTCGTTATAAATTAAAAATAGAATATTCTACCGACAACATAACTTATTCTGATTTTAAAGATTTCACTTCTGATGATTTTGATGAGGGTCTGTCGGAGGAAAAAACTTCTCCAATTACCTTGAGGTATTTAAAATTTCATACTGTAACTGTGCATAGTGATGATTTTGATTCTTCTCATGATTTTTATAATGGGTCTCGTGATAGTACTTTTTCTTGGTTAGTTAAGAATATTAATATTTATGAAGGATATCCATCTCGTTATGCTAGAATGGATTACCAGTTTGATAGGGCGTTAACTAGAAAGAAAATACACGAATTAATTGACGTTACATTTGGTATATTTAGTAATATTAATGAAGAAAAAATGCAACCTGGGGTGTACAAGTCAGAAGATTCTTCTGGATTTATAACAGATGAAAGCATACTTCCAGAAACATTTAAAATTAATTCATTAGAATCGTCTTCATACTACAATCAACTTCTATTTTCTTATTTTGATATTCATGATAACTTTAACTCTCACCCAATTATTTTAAATGATACAGCATCTCAAAATAGACTTGCTTATGATTTAGACGCAGAGCAAGTTAATGAAATTATTCAAGGTCCAAGGAATCATTTAGTGGGCCACACTAGAAGACAACAAGCATTTCGATATGCAGAGACTCAGATGTTGGCACAAGAAATTACTCCGTATGGATTTGATTTTGAGGCTACTCGTGATGCCCAATCGTGGATTGTGGGAAAGGTTTATGAGGTGTCTCATGTATTTTACAATGAATCTGGTGTCATTAAACCTAGATTAGGAACTGTTACTGGAGATAATATAACTACTGGGCAATTAGCTCGATTAAAAAGAAAGATAAGGTATGCCGATCATCGATATTCAACTCAATGGGAATTTCATGATGACAATGTGTTTCAACCTGATCCGCATTTATTTACTCCTATTGTCACTAGATTTAATCCTATAAGTTCAAGAGCCATCGGTCCGGTACGTTTTCTTGAAGTAGAAATTATACCGACACACAGTTCTGTGTCTCCGTCTGACTTACTATTCCGATTAACATGGCTCCCTCCACACAATAGTTATAATTTTGTTGGAGCACATATAGGATTTACTGTTTCTAGTGGGTTTTCTGAGGAACAAATTTACATAAATATAGGTAGAAGTGTGGGGGTACGCTACGCTGAGGTAAGATTGACACGCCAAGTAGAAGTGAACTCTACCGTTGTATTTCATGTTACCGCACTAAATAGTTTTGGGGACAGAGGACATCCAGTACTTTCTCGAGCTGTTTACATTCATTCAAACCTATTTAAGCCTCTTCCTGTTGCAAATTTAAGAATTTGGAATCAACTCGACAAGCACCCCACTTGGTACACTCAAAATGTTGTTTTATTTGAATGGAATGCTACAGGAAAGACTGGAAAAAATGTAGGTCCTAAAAATAGAAATCAAGTAGGGAAAAGAAATGATACGTTAAAAGATCGTGGGCAAGAGAATTTTGTTGTAAGAGTTCAAGCGTGGACAAATATTGACGACACTACTTTACGTTATAAAACAAATCAGATTCATTGGAAAACTCTCAAAGAGTATCGTATTACAGATTCTAGATTTTCGTATCATGCTATTCAGAACCAAGAAGATTGGGTAAATTATCAACTTAAATATTTATCTGTTAAAGAAAAAGGAATTATAGATCATACTCCTTTGAAATTATTTAGAATAGGGGTGTCTCAAGTTAATAGTTTGGGTGGAGAATCAGAACCTTTGTACATAGAAGCTA